TTTGGGTATGCTTTCTACTGAGAAAGAGATTACTGACGCATTGAACGACAAGCAAGTTCGTGATATGACTAAATCTCAGTTGATCAAAGGTGCATTCCGTATGCTTACCTTGAAACTTGGTCAAGCAAACATTCCCATGATCGTTACCAATCACACCTATGATGTCATCGGTGCCTATGTCCCTACTAAGGAAATGGGTGGAGGATCGGGACTCAAGTACGCTGCTTCCACCATCATTCATCTTTCTAAAAAGAAAGAAAAGGATGGAACTGATATCGTCGGAAATCTTATCAAGGCAAAGACTGCTAAGTCGCGTTTAAGCAAGGAGAATCGAGATGTTACGGTGCGTCTTTATTACGATGAGCGTGGTCTCGATATTACGGTCTTCTTGAGTTGGGTGAACTGGGAGGTCTCTGGAAAAATGTGGCAGGTCGTTATGAAATAGACGGCAAGAAAGTCTATGCCAAAGCAATCTACAAAGATCCAGAAGCATACTTCACTCCAGAAGTGATGGAGAAACTGGATGAGATTGCGAAGAGTGAGTTCAGTTATGGTTCTCACTAGTGAATTCATTCGTGTTTATGATGATGTTCTAGATGCAGATGTGTGTGATGCTCTCATGCACATCTTTGATACCAATGAAGATAAACACGAAAGACTTGATGAGCAAAAGAGACCATCCTTCACTCAATATAATCTGACACAAAACTCTGAAGATCACAAAGACATACATAATCACTTGATACAAAAGACATTTCAATATCGAGATGATTACTATGAATTTGTGGACAAAAGAGTATTCCCAAATTCTCATGCATTTGAACAGTATCGTATCAAACGATATGAACCAAATGGCGAAGATATGTTTGACACCCATGTAGATGTTCAAGATCATGCATCTGCAAGGAGGTTTTTGTCGTTTATGTGGTATCTAAACGATGTTCCTGAGGGTGGCAATACAGTCTTCAGTGATTTGACAATCAAACCAGAACGGGGTAAACTGGTGGTCTTCCCACCTCTGTGGTTGTTTCCACATCGGGGAGAACCAGTGCTTGAGTGTCCCAAGTACATCCTCAGCACATACTTACACTATAGGTAATGGATAAGATTGAAACCACTGTCATTCAGAATCTGGTCTTCAATGAAGACTTCTCTCGAAAGGTTCTTCCTTTTGTCAAATCTGAATACTTTGAGAACTACCATGAGAAGATTCTCTTTGAGGAGATCTCAAAGTTTATCTTGCAGTACAACAATCTTCCCACGGTTGCTGCTCTTCTGATTGAAGTAGAGAAGCGTACAGATCTGAGTGATGAGGTTTATAAGCAAACCTGTGATGCTCTGAATAGTTTTGAGAACATTCCAAATGACAAGCAATGGTTGATTGACACTGCTGAGAAGTGGTGTCGAGATCGTGCTATCTACCTAGCATTGGTCGAATCAATCAGCATTGCAGATGGTAATGCAGAGAAGAAAGGACGAGATGCTATCCCATCTATTCTTTCTGATGCTCTTGCAGTATCTTTTGATAATCATGTGGGTCACGACTACCTGCAAGATTACGAAGAAAGATATGACTTCTACCACCAGACAGAGGAAAAGATTCCATTCGATCTTGACTTCTTTAACAAGATCACAAAGGGTGGACTTTGCAATAAGTCTCTCAACATCGCTCTTGCAGGTACAGGCGTTGGTAAATCTTTGTTCATGTGTCATGTGGCAGCAGCGGCACTCTTACAGGGGAAGAGTGTTCTTTACATTACCTGTGAAATGGCAGAAGAAAAGATTGCAGAACGCATCGATGCTAATCTTCTGAACATCAACATTCAAGAGATTGCAGATCTGCCTCGTCAGATGTTCGAGACAAAAGTCTCTAACATTTCTAAAAAAACGCAGGGTTCTCTTATAATTAAAGAGTATCCCACCGCTACTGCACATAGTGGACACTTTAAAGCACTTCTTAATGAACTTGCACTTAAGAAGTCATTTAGACCTGATATTATTTTCATTGATTACCTTAATATATGTGCTTCCTCACGATATCGCCAAGGTGGCACTATCAATTCATATTCGTATATTAAGTCTATTGCAGAAGAACACTTCTGAGTCCTTTGGTCTCCCTGCTACTGCTGATCTTATGTTTGCCCTTATTAGCACAGATGAATTGGAGGAACTCGGGCAGATTATGGTGAAGCAGTTGAAGAATCGATACAACGATCTATCAGTAAATAAAAGGTTTGTCGTTGGCATCGACCGTGCCAAGATGCGTTTGTATGATTGTGAACAGTCAGCACAGAATGACATTCTTGACAGTGGACAAGAAGAAGAGTATAATAATGAAGACGCCGACAAGTTTGTCAAGAAGTTTGCATCACTGAAATTCTAACTATGACCCAACCCGTTGATTTTGATCGTTACCTGCAGTTTGTAAATGCCGTTACATCGGAAGAAAGTAAAGACTACGAAAGTTTCATCGCTCGTCTTGAAGATCTTAAGAAAGAAGAGTTTCCTACCGAGCGACTGCTTACTGCTGCTGTAGGAATGTCTGCTGAAGCAGGTGAGTTTACTGAAGTTATCAAGAAGATGATCTTTCAGGGCAAACCTGTCAATGAAGAAAATCTGTTTCACCTGAAGCGTGAACTGGGTGACATCATGTGGTATGTCGCTCAAGCATGTATGGGTCTCAATGTTTCATTCAACGAGATTGTTGAAATGAATGTCGAGAAACTTCAAGCACGCTATCCTGGTGGTAGTTTTGATGTTCACTATTCTGAAAATCGTAAGGAGGGAGACCTGTGATTACAATTGAATTGGAATTATACCAAGCAGCAACAGTACGCGATGCGCTGTTCCGTTCTACAAAACAAGATAGTTATGAATTTCCATCACAGAGAACTGTTGCTATCAGAGAAGCAATTGTGAAACTCGATGAAGTAATCGAACAAGCAATTGGTGAAAGTGATGACCAGGGAACAGAGGAAGAATCCTGAGAACTATAAGTTTGGTGGATTCACAGTCACATCAACAAACCTTCTTATTTTGATTAGTGAACTTGAGGGTTCATACCAACAACTTAAGTATCTGGGATTCAAAGATGATATGGAAACCCTTGAAGAAATCAAGGGTCGATATTATAAACTGTACTTTAAAACTTCAAAAGAAGAGAAATTGAAAAATGAAACTACTAACACTTGAAGATTACGAAAAAGCAGGTGAATCATTCTGGCCTAAGTATTGGTATGTTGCCAAAGAACTTGGTGAAGACGCCAAGGCAGAGGACATCATCAAAGTTCTTGAGTCTATCGGTACAGTTGCACTGAGAATCAAGATGGAAGAAAAAGAAGGACCTTTTGGATTTAACAAGAAAGCAGATGACGAAACAGAAAACGGAACAGAAGAAACCGACACTAGCGTCAACACTGGGTCCTAATCCCACTGTTGAAAAGGAAATCCCTGAAGATGTTGTCTGGATTGATGATGCTTTTTATATTAAAAAGACTCGATTTGGTTTATATACTAGTGTCTTGAAGGATCCTCTTGGTTCTCATTTTCTTACTGGAGCAACTGAAGATGGAGTAATTGAAATGTCAAGATGGCATCTCAAGTGTCTTCAAGAGGGTACACTCGATAATTATACTCGTGTTGTGAATAGTGGAGTTGTTGGCGGAAAGTTATAAATAAAATATAACCGTTAAGAATTTCACAAAATGGACCTTAGGGAAGTTGCGGCAGCATATCAATCAGTCTACCTCAAGGAAGAAGTGGTAGAAGAAACCACAGAAATCAGCCTTTCTGAAGAAGAGATCTCATCAATTGTTGAAGAAGCAATTGATTCTCTCCTTGAGGAAGGTTTTTCCATTGAGGAAATTGAAGAATTATCAGAAGAGATTGAAGAGTCTGTCCTCACTGAGGCAATGACTCCTAAGCAAAAGGAGATGCGTGCTAAGTTTAAGGCACAGCAAGCAAAAGATTCTGCTGCAACTACTGCAAGCAAGAATGCAGAAATGCGTAGACAAAAGGTAGAAGCAGCAAAAGATAAAGTCAAGTCTGCTGTCAAGGCAGGTGTAGAAAAGGCAAAGAGTGCTCCTGGAAAGGCACTTCGTGCGGTTGCTAAGGGAACTGAGAAAGTAGAAACAGAAGTTGGACGCCGTGCAAGCAACGTTGCAACTAGAGCGAAGGCG